CCTCAAGACATTGAAATCATTGAAAATTTTGAAACTTTTGAAGAAAGAATAGAAGAAGATTTTTTAGTATTTGTAGAAGAAGTAGTTGAAGAAGAATTGTTTGATGAAGAAGAGGCAATAGAGGAAGAGGAACAGGCGTTAGACGAATCTATTGATGAAATAAGTCCTGAAGAGATAAATGAAGAGTTAGAAGAAGAGCCTGAAAGAAGAAACGTAAGACGTAATGTTAGAACAGTTAACGCTAGAATAAATGACGTTGTGTCATCTATTGTATCTAATAGTTATTCTTCATCTTATAATGGTTCTAATTCGCAAGGTTCTAACTCAACCGTCAATACATCTAATATAAGCGCAACTAATGTTAGTTCTCCTACTGCCTCTAATCAAATAGCTAACGCACAAGTAGAAACAAATAATGTATTACAATCTATTGAAATACTTCCTATGCCATCTATGGATAATACACCTTCTGTAGCAATGGCTGACGTGCAAGTAACAACGATGGACAATCAAATACAAAACGTTACCTCGTCTGTAATGACTTCATCAGAAGCTGATCAAATTGCAGAAGAAATTGTAAGTCAAAACATACAAGCTCAACAGGAAGAAAATCAAAGAAGTCAAAGTGAGTCTGGTGAATATAATGCACAAGGACAAGCTAACTTACTGGCCTACATGGGTTACTCGCCTGGCTTTAATGATTATCAAAACATGAACATACCGGACGGAGCTAACTGGTACGAACCAAAAACTATATATGCAAATATAAATTTAGATGATAATATAAATAACTATAATAGCCTAGTTAACACAAACTTAGATCAACAATCTAATATAATAGGCACACAAAATATGGAGTTTTTTAGATAATGTCTGAAGAAATTAAAGTGGTCGAAGTAGAAAGGGTTTCCTGGTATAACAATCCAGAAGGCTTTGACAAGTGGAGAGTCTTTCCACGAATATTGATAACATTGTATGGTGTTATGTTTTACAAAACTTGCGATTGGTTTATGACATTACCTGATCCAACTAATTCACAGTCTGCATTTGTATCTGTTATTGTAGGTGCAGGTGCGGCTTGGTTTGGTTTATACATTGGTAAAAAATAGGAGATAGTTATGAAAAATATATTACCTAAACTTCAACAGTACATAACCATAGTGGGAGTGATCACGGCCATAGGAGGGGGCTTCTACACGTGGGGACAATTTAACCTACGTCTAGACAACATTGAAAAGAAAAAAATTAAATCGGTAAATATTGTACCTTTACAAGAATCTATTGCAGAGCTAACAACAAAAGTCGACAATTTAGAAAAAAGATTAGATAGAAACGAGGACAGGATTGACCAGCTCGGCAATAATGACAATCCTTTAGCTAGATAATGGCACAAAGAAAAGAAAAACCTATACGACGAACCACAGGCAAAGGCGGTAATTATCGCTCCACCAAGTCTGGTGCAGGTATGACAAAAAAAGGTGTTGCCGCTTATCGTCGTAAAAATCCTGGCTCTAAATTAAAAACTGCTGTTACAGGAAAAGTTAAGAAAGGCAGTAAAGCAGCAAAAAGAAGAAAGTCTTATTGCGCAAGATCATTAGGTCAGTTAAAAAGAAGCTCGGCAAAAACTAGAAACAATCCTAATTCAAGAATTAGGCAAGCAAGAAGAAGGTGGAAATGTTAAATGGTTAAATCAACAAAAAATAAAAAAACTGTTAAAAAAGTTGTTAAAGGTTTGAAAAAAGCAAGTAAATTACATGCTAAACAAGCAAAGTCATTATCAGCTCTTAAATTAAAAAAAGGTGGTGCGGTAAAAAGTAAATCTCGTGTTAATGAAGCTGGTAACTATACAAAACCAAGTATGAGAAAAAATTTATTTAATAAAATAAAAGCAGGAAGTTCTGGTGGTAAACCAGGTCAGTGGTCTGCTAGAAAAGCGCAAATGCTAGCTAAACAATATAAAGCAAAAGGTGGCGGTTATAAATAATGGCTCTTAAAAAGACACAAAAATCTTTAAAAAGATGGGGCAAACAAAAGTGGAGAACGCCTAGCGGTAAAAAATCATCTGTAACTGGTGAGGTATACGCTCCATCAGCTACTATTAAAAAATTAAAATCTACTAAAAAAGGAAAAGCTAAACTTGCGCGGGCTAATCAAAAAAAGAGAGCTGCAACAAGAAAAGGCAAACAACATGCTAAACATGGTTTACATAAAGGTAAAAAAAGGTAATAATAGATACTATGGTTAAAGGAAAAAAAAGTTCTGGGAAAAGACCAGGTTTATATGCTAATATTCATGCCAAAAGAAGAAGAGGCGAACGCATGAGAAAAAAAGGAGCAAAAGGCGCTCCTACTGCGGCAAACTTTAAAAGAGCTGCACAAACAACTAAAAAAAGGAGTTAATTATGATGAAAAAATCTAAAGGTTACAGAGGCGGCGGTGCTGTAAAAAAATCTAAAGGATATAGAAAAGGTGGCGCTGTTAGAAAAAAATCCAAAGGATCAAAAAGAGGCGGAAAAAAATAAAATAAGATTTGGGGAGATTTAATGTCTTATTTAATATCTAATGTCCCATACTTTAAGGTGTGGGTAAGAAAAGAATTTACGTCTGGTCATCAAAAATATCATGGTGAATTTATTCACGGATTAGCGTTTGCAGTTAATTCTATTCCAGACAGATCTTTATCATTTCAAGTTGTTTTTACTGGATGTGAAATAGATTACGATGATCATGAAACAAAAAATGTTCACGGTGGTGCTATGTGGGCTAGAATGCCTATACAAGGTTTAGTAGCTGATATACCACTGGATGAATGGCCTGACAGAATGGAAAATCATTTATGTCAACCGTGGGACTGCATGTCTCATCATCATTCAGTAATAGTTATGGACAGAACATCATCATCGCCTTGGTATGCAAAAATAGACGGTGAATTTTATTTAGCTAAATATATTTTTACTGTTGATTATACTGAACATGAAATAGCAGACAGTCCAGATCAACATAAACAAAGTCATGTATTGTATTTGACAGAAGGTAAATGGAAGGGAAATATTGTAGCGTTGCCAAACAACAGGGTTAGAGTAACAAATCCTGCATTATGGCAAACTGGAGAAGGTGCGCCAGATTTTATTCCTAGTCAACAAATTCATAGTAGCGAAGAACACGAAAGCTATACAGACTCAAATATTACTTTTGATAATTTATACAATAAATCTAAATAGGTTTACATATTAAAGTTTTTGGTTGACATTTGTAGACAAATAACTACTTATGTATTAATGCAAGATTTTGAAGTAATTCAGCATGTGTTAAAAATTGTTAGGGAAAGACAAGAAGACCTTGCCTCTCAGCTTATAACAGGTTCTGTAGAAAATTGGGAAATTTATCAAAATATTGTAGGGCAGTTGCAATCGCTAAGTTATGTAGAGTCTGAAGTTAAGTCAATAATGAACATAATGGATGGCAATGATGGTTAAAGAGTTAGTAGTTCCTGATAAATATGTAAAAGAAAAAAAATCAGGTTTTAAGTCAGCGTGGGTTAAGGAAGAAGATAGATATCTTGATCCTACAAAAATTAATTTAACATTAAAAGAAAAACTTCCAAACCCTACGGGTTGGAGAATGTTGATTGTACCTTATCAAGGTAAACAAAAAACTGACGGAGGTATTCACATACCAGATCAAATAAGAGAAAGAGAAGCTTTAGCTACTTCTACTGGTTATGTGTTAAAAACTGGACCAAACTGCTATAAAGACAAGAATAAATTTCCTGAAGGACCTTATTGTAAAGAAGGTGATTGGGTTTTAATTGCTCGTTATGCAGGCACTAGAGTTAAATTAGAAGATTTTGAAGTTCGCATTTTAAACGATGATGAAATTTTAGCAACAGTAGCAGATCCTGCTGATGTAAAAAACTTTTAGGAGATAACAATGGAAAACATAGAAAACGAAGTCCCAGAAGAAGAAAATATTGTTCTTGAAAATAAAGAGGAAGAAAATCCTAATGAGGTAGAAATAAAAGATACTTCAGATAATTCTACAGAAGAACAATCTTTGTCTGAAGAAGAGTTAGATAAAAGAAAAAATAAAACTCAAACTCGTATTAATGAATTAACAAGAAGACGGCGTGAGGCTGAAGAAAGAGAAGCTGCTGCTTTAGAATATGCAGATGCTATGAAAAGAAAAGCTGAGTCTTTACAGTCTAAAGTAAATAATACTGATGTTGGTTACGCTACTGAATTTGAAGCTAGGGTGTCCTCTCAAGCTGAACAAGCTAAATCTGCTTTAGAAGAAGCAACAGAAGCTAATGATCCAAAAAGAATTGCAGCGGCTACAGCAGCTATGGCTCAAGTAGAGATTGAAAAGGAAAGAGTTAGACTTTATAAAAATCGTATAAAACAACAAAGTCAGCAACCTCAAACAATTGAACCAGACTTTCAACCTCAAGCTCCAGTCAGAAAACCAGACCCTGATCCAAAAGCAGTTTCATGGGCTGATAAAAATGAATGGTTTGGAGATGATAGAAAATTAACAAGTGTTGCTATTGGTCTTCATAGTGATCTTATTAGTGAAGGTTTTGACGGTTCTTCAGATAGTTATTATGAAGAATTGGATAAACGCTTGAAACCTTGGCTTGGCGCTGCTGGCAAGGAAACTGAAGAATTTACAGAAACTAGCACAACTCGTAACTCACCTGTAGCTTCTGTAACAAGTGGAAGAGGAGTTGCAAAAAAATCAAAAACTGTTAAATTAAGTAGATCCCAACTGGAGATTGCCAAAAAACTTGGTGTTCCGAAAGAGGAATACGCCAAAGAAGTGGTAAAACTTCAAGGGAATAGGAGCTAAAAATGGCTAAAAAAGAAATTATCGATGAACCTGTAGCTAATGAAGCAGCGGACAGAGATTCACGGAATAAAGACACAAGAAAAGCTTCAACACGCCCTGTACAATGGCGGCCAGCTAATAAATTGTACGCCCCGGATGCTCCAGACGGATTTATTCACCGTTGGATTCGAGCGGAAACACTAGGACAAGAAGATAAATCTAATGTCCATCGCCGAATGCAAGAAGGTTTTGAATTAGTAAGAGCGGATGAGTATCCAGATTCTGATTTACCGGTAGCCGATGGTAAGCACGCAGGAATTGTCGGACTAGGAGGTTTGTTGTTAGCAAGATTCCCAGAGGAATTAAGGTCCCAGAGAAACAAATATTATAATGATAGATCTGGACAACAAATGGAAGCAGTTGACAATGACTGGATGAGGGATAATAACCCTTTAATGCCAAAGGACGCACCGGAAAGAAGATCACAAGTATCATTTGGTCAACCCCGAAACGATAAGTAATTATTGTTTCACAACTAAAAGGAAAAAAATATGGCAAATCAAGATGCCCCCTTTGGTTTACGTCCGATTAAAATGGTAGGCGGCGGTGATTTCACTGGCGGTCAAGATAGATTTACTTTAGCAAGCGGTTACAATACCAACATCTTTCAAGGGGATCTCGTAGAACCTCTTGCTGCGGGAACAGTTGGAAGAGTACCTGCTGGTCAAACAAATCGTATTCTTGGCGTGTTTAATGGAGTTAGATATACTAATCCAACTACAGGCACACCTACTTGGGCGAACACCTATCAACAACCTGTAGCAGCATCAGACATAGAAGTCTTTGTTATTACAGACCCAAACGTTGTATATGAAGTACAAGCTGATGCAGCATTCCCAACATCAGGATTATTTGCAAATTATGATATTGTAGATAATTCACCTGTTGGAAGTTCAACAGCTGGTATCTCACATGTAGAACTTGACGTAGGAACCGGCGCGACAACAGCAGGACTGCCTTTAAAAGCACTGCAAATTAGTACAGAACCAGAAAATGACGATCCGTCAACTGCTAATACTAATGTTCGCGTTATTATTAACAATTCAGTGTATTCCGCTGGAACAGCTGGCGTATAGGAGGTTTAAATGGCTATATCACGCGCACAACTCGCAAAAGAACTAGAACCAGGCCTCAACGCTTTATTTGGACTTGAATATGCCAGATATGGTGATGAATCCGCAGAGATTTTTGAAACAGAATCTTCTGATAGAGCATTCGAAGAAGAAGTAATGCTTGTAGGATTCGGCAATGCTGCTGAAAAAGCTGAAGGCGCAGGCGTACAATACGACTCTGCTTCAGAAGCTTATACTTCAAGGTATACTCACGAAACAATCGCACTTGCGTTTGCATTAACTGAGGAAGCTGTAGAAGACAATCTTTATGATCGTCTTGCAAACAGATATACCAAAGCATTAGCTAGGTCTATGAATCACACAAAACAAGTTAAAGCGGCTAACGTTTTAAACAACGCATTTAACAATGCATTTACTGGAGGCGACGGCGTTGAACTTTGCTCAACAGCTCACCCACTTTCATACGGCGGTACATTCGCTAATGAGCCAGTTACAAATGCTGACTTAAATGAAACTTCTCTTGAAAACGCACTAATTGATATTAGTAATTTCGTTGACGAAAGAAATATGATTGTTGCTTTAAATGGTACAAAACTCGTTATTCCATCACAACTAAGATTTGTTGCTGACAGAATATTAGAGTCTACTATGCGTCCAGGAACTGCTGATAATGACATCAATGCGATGAGAAATACCAGCGCTTTACCTGGTGGTTATGTAGTTAACCATTTCTTAACAGACCCAGATGCATTCTTCGTTATGACTGATGCACCTAATGGTTTAAAACACTTCGAAAGAAGCCCGTTAAGAACAGCTATGGAAGGTGACTTCAACACAGGAAATATGAGATACAAAGCTCGGGAGCGTTACAGCTACGGGTGGTCAGATCCTCGTGGAATCTATGGTTCTACAGGTGTTTAATTAACACTCAATATTCTGAGGAAAAGGGTAGTTTCGGCTACCCTTTTTTTTGTCTTGTGTTTTGATTCGATATTTCATATTATAAATATACTTTGACAATCATTTTGATTGACAGACACTCAACTGACAAAGGAGATATAAAATGAGTAAGACAACTTTTTCAGGTCCTATTAAATCAGGTCCTGTACAATCAACAACAGGTACTAACGTACAAAGCAATATTGCTGACGTAGGTTTTACAGTAGTTTCACAATCTGCTGCTGTAACACAAACTGCTACAGACCCAGCAACAACTATTATTATTCCTGCTTTTAGCAGAATTTTATCAATTCAATTATTTGTAACAACAGCTTGGAATGGCGCTGCTTCAACAGCAGGTCTTGGATGGGATGATGGTACAATTGTAGATGCAACAGCCTTAACTACTGCAACTTCTGTTGCTGGTGGAACAATAGGAATGGACACTGATAATATTGAGCCGGGTGCAAATGCTACTAGAACAAATAATTGGTTAGATACTGGCACAAACAAAAAAAGAATTAGACTTTTAAGTTCTAATGCTGGTGCAGGTGTAGGAACTCTTGTAGTAAATTACGTTCAAGCACAAAGCAAAGTATTTACTGTTTAGGAGGCTTAAATGGCTGGACCAACTGAAGTCGCAAACTTAGGAGCAAGTGCTACTCAAGTTTTAGTTAATCCAAAATCTTCAGCTCCGAATGTTAAAAACATTGGAGGACCTAGTACTTTTGCTTATTTTAAAGGTGCTTATTTTGAAGCTGGCGCTGGAGGTGAGGGTACTTTAAAAATCCAAACTCAAGTTAACGGCACATGGACTACTAAAACTGAATATGCTTTAGCAGCAAATGCGGATGACTCTGTGTATGTTCCTGGAACACTAGGAATACGTTTAAAAGACGGACTAAGAGTTTTGACTAACGCTAATATTGCTAACGCTCAAATATTTTATACCTAGTTTAGGGGGTTATAATGGAAATGGATTTACTCTGGAATGTTGGGTTAACCATTCTCATAGCCCCTGGAACTTATGCTATTGCTAATTTATTTGTTAGAATGAATAAAGCACAACAAGATATAAATGATTTTAAAGTTGAAGTAGCTAAAGAATATGTTTCTAAAGAAGATTATCAAGATAGTCTTGAACAGGTTTTAAGAAGATTTGATAAAATAGAAAGTAAAATTGATAGGATTATTGAAGGTGGCTAGTGGTCGTTCTCAGTTTTCTAAACTTACTAGCACTTACAGTGGTAAATCTAAGCGTAAAAAAAACAAAGGATGTGGAAAAGTTATATCCAATAGAAGAAAGACAACAAGGTACACATAATGACATTAAGCGGATCAACAAACTTTGAATTAAATGTAACAGAATACATCGAAGAAGCTTATGAAAGATGTGGTTTAGAGTTACGCAGTGGTTATGATTTAGAAACTGCTAAAAGGTCTATGAATTTATTGTTTGCTGATTGGGCTAACAGAGGTCTTAATCAATGGACGGTTCAACAAACAATTACAACATTAACGCAAGGCACTAATTATATATCGCCTGGTGCTGATACTATTGATGTTTTAGATGCAGTTTTAAGAAGAACAGTTAACGGAAAAACTAGCGATATGTCTATGAATATGATAAGTCGTGCAGAATTTTTAAACATTCCTGATAAAGAAAATCAAGCTAGACCTAATCAATATTTTTTAGATAAACAAATTAATCCTAAACTTTATTTATGGCCAACACCAGAAAACAGTACTGATCAAATTGTATTTAATCGATTAGTTCGTATGGACGATGCTGATTCTCCCACGAACACTGTTGATATGCCTTTTCGTTTTTATCCATGTCTTGCTAGTGGTTTAGCTTACATGTTATCTGTTAAAAAAGCTCCTGATAGAATGCAAATGTTAAAAGCAGCTTATGAAGATGATATGAGAAGAGCTATTGATCAAGATGAGTCTAGAGCTTCGTTTAATGTAGCTCCAGACATGAGAAGTTATAGGTTAAGATAATGTCTTATGCATTAGGAAAATTTGCTATTGCTCTTTGTGATATTTGTGGGCAACAGTATAAATTAAGTGAATTAAGAAAACAATGGAATAACTGGAAGGCTTGTTCTGAATGTTATTCACCTAAACAACCTCAACTAGAAATACCTACAAATACTGTTGATCCTGAAGCTTTATATGAACCAAGACCAGATATGGATGTAGAAGCTGGTGATGGTGTTGTAAGAACGGAAAATCCAGGATTTGTCAATACAGAGGAAAATGTGATAGGATCAAGCTTTAGATTTAATTCTATAAATGGAAATATTGGAACAGTAAAAGTAACAACTACATGAGTAATAAATGGCTTATACATACACAACATTAAAAGCAGCTATCCAAGATTTTGTAGAAGATTCTGGTTCTACATTTATTGCTAATTTAGATAACTTTATTCAAAACGCAGAACAGAGAATTTTTTCTGAAGTAGATCTTCCTTTAGACAGAAAGAACTCTACAGGTAACTTAACAACTGCTAATAAATATTTAGCAACACCAGAAGATTTTTTATCAACATATAGTTTAAGTGTTATATCAAACAATACTCATCATTTTTTATTAAATAAAGATGTTAATTTTGTTCAAACCTATAATCCTGATCCTAGTGTAAAAGGTCTTCCAAAATACTATTCTTTATGGGACGATAATACCTTTATTGTAGGACCGTGTCCTGATCAAGCTTATGAAGTCGAGCTTCATTATTATTACAAACCTGAGTCTATAACAACATCAGCAACAGGTAATTCTTGGTTAGGAACAAATGCACAAAACGCTCTTCTTTACGGATCATTGGTAGAAGCTTACACTTTTTTAAAAGGTGAGCCAGATCTTATTAAACTTTATAACGATAGATATAGAGAAGCATTATCTAGATTAAAAAATCTTGGTGAAGGCCGCAATCGTACCGATGAGTATCGTTCCACTATTATAAGGCAGAGGGTAACATAATGTTTTCACAAAAAGTAGAAATGACAACAGGTGATGTCAAAGTCATAACAACGCAAAACAGAGGTAAAACTCCAGAAGAAGTCGCTGAGATGGCAATGGAAAGAATTATTCATGTAAGCGGTGAAGCACCTGATATTATAAAACAACAAATTAACGCTTACCAACAACAGCTTTTTCATGTATTAGTATATTATATGAAAGAAATGGTTCAAAGCGATCGAACTAATGTCATTAACCTTCTTGAGAAAGAAGGTCATAGTTCGTTAGCTGACTTAATAAGGAGAATGTAAGAATGGCAATAACTCAAGCAATGTGTAGTTCCTTTAAGCAGGAATTATTACAAGGTCTTCACAACTTCACTAATGGAAGTGGTGGTGGCACTACAACATCAACTGGTACTGGTAATACTTATTACTGTGCGTTGTATACTAGCTCAGCAAATTTAGGAGCTACTACAACAGCATATACTACCTCTAACGAAACCACTAATACTGCTGGAGCAGCGTATAATGCTGGTGGACAAGGGTTAACTAACGTAACACCTTCTTTAGATGGTACTACCGCTATTACTGATTTTGGCAATGTAACTTGGTCTGCAAGTTCATTAACAGCTAGAGGGGCTTTAATATATAATTTTAGTCAATCTGGTAATAATGCAGTATGTGTATTAGATTTTGGGAGTGATAAAACAAGCTCTGCTGGTGATTTTACAATTAATTTCCCGGCTCCAGCTGCGTCTACTGCGTTAATTAGAATAGCTTAATTAAATAAAAGGAAAGGCTAATGGCTCTCAAGTTTTTTGACAGAACCAAACAAGATGCCACAACTTCTGGAACTGGCACTTTTACCCTTTCTGGTACAGCGGCTGATGGTGGTTTTAGAACATTTGCCTCTGTCCATGCTAGTGGTGATGAAGTATTTTACTGTGCTGTTGACAGCTCTAGTGGTAATTTTGAAGTTGGCCAAGGAACTCTTACATCCGGAGGTAACTGGACTTTAACTCGTGACATAGTTAAAAGCTCAACCAACTCAAACAACAAAGTTAATTTTGCCTCACCACCAGAAATATTCTCTACATATCCAGCTGAAAACGCTGCTTTTTCTGATACAACTCTTTCAAATAATGTTGTTGAAACAGACGCTGTTTTTGACGAAACATTGACAGCTAACAAAGCTCTTAGTGGTCAATTTAAGGGTACTCTTCAATTTAACAAAGCATTCTTTACTATTACTGATTATACAGTTGCATCAGGTCAAACATTAACTGTTACTGATAGTGCTGATTTATATGCTGTTGATATAGCTGCTGGAACAGTTATGGATAGAACAGCAGATTTTACTGATGATGTAACTATTTCTTCCAATACTATGTTTTCACCAGGTATTAATGCTTACGCTACTGTTACAATAGCAAATGGCGTAAAAGCCACTGTTTCTCCTGTAGGAACAACTTTTGTAAATAATGGTGCAGGTATAACAACAGGTGGCCCAATATCATGGAAACTTCCACCGTCAGACGGAACTGCTGACTCTGCTATTGTAACAGATGGTGCAGGTGGTTTTAAAGTTAAAGGTGCGGTAGCTGGAGCTGTTCCTACATTAAATCCTCAAGGAGAAACACTTATACATACTACAGATTTTATGAATTATACTCCTAACACAAACTTTATAGAGTTTATAGTTCCTAAATCTTTAGCAGCAAATACATCTGATATTGAAACTTTTAGAGTTGAAATAAATTTTGTATCAATGTATAACGCAACCTCTTCAAATTCTGATAATACTCATATATTTTTTCAACCTATGCAAGCCAAAGATACAAGAATAGAATTAAGTACAAGTGCATGGGATTGGATGTCAGGTGGTCGATATAATAGTTCAAATGGTAGTCTTTCTTGGGTATCTAGAAGTGGCAGTGGAGACTCTAATGAAGGAAGTTTTAGCACAAGTAACGGAACTTATTATGGAAAAGATTATGGTTTAGGTGTTCTTTTTGGTGGAAATAATCAGTATTTTACTACTAGTGATTATTACGAAGATGCTCCTCCAAACTTTACAAATACTGAATCTAGGTCTCAATGGCATTCATCAATAACAGGTGAAGTAAGAATTTACAATAATGTTCATTCACCTCAGTTTATTTATGATGTTACAGGTTTTATGTCTTCAAGTTCTAGTAGTTGGAATTATACTTCTACAAGTATTGGTGGGGCTAAATACAGAAGCAGTAATTCAAGTAATAATTTTCCAATTACAGGAAAACACGCTAGAGGATATAGAATGTGGTTTTTACCAACTGATTATAATCAAAGAGAAAATTGGAAAATAAGTGGTGGAAGAATTAATGTTTATGCTAACTTAAAACAAAGTCAGGCTCAAATAACGGTTGGAGATACAGCAAGTTAAAAATTGCAAAGAAATTAAATATAAGGTAAAAAGGTAATATTATGGCATCGTTAATAAAAACAAATAAAATAAGTACACCAGGTGGAGAAGAGTTTACTCTTCCAACTACACTACCTTCCGAACAATCATCTTTAACATCTACTTCAGGAGGGCAACTTGGTTATGGTTCTTTAGGTTTTTCTACTGATGCTCTTACAACAGATAATAAAGTTAATAAAGATGGAGAAGCTGGCAGTAATTTTAGCTCTCAAGTTCAAGGTGAAACCTTAGTAGATAAAGCAAGATTTACAAATTCTTCTACAGCTAATGCTGTTACATTAGAAGCTCTTCCTACACTAAGAACAGGTCAAGTAGCAGCAAATTTACAAAGAACAAGATTAAGTTTTTGTGGTGTTAATTTTAGTGATAATGGTTTTAGACCAAGTATTCAATTATTAGATTCAAGTAATAACAATATTATTAACAGTAGTAGTTCAGCTCAAGCATTGCGTTCAACAACTAATTATTCAGGAAGTAGTAGTCGTTACAGCAATAATCCAAATGTATCTTATATGCCTATGCTTTATAATGAAAGTTACAGACCTACTGGAGCAAATGCATCTTCAGAACTATTTAATCAGACTACACGTAGAGACGGCACAGCTATGATGAATGGTTTTGTTGAAGTAGTGTGTATTAGTAGTGATGCTAGTAGTACCAATGCTAATGACTATAGTAATTCTTTTGGTGCTGGCGGTCAGTTATTAATTAGAAGTTATTGTGTTTTTAGATATGACTATACTAGCAGTGCCACTAATAACAATTCCATAATTGGATATTTTAATATTTTTAGTCACTCGACAGCTACTTTAAATCAAATGAAAAAAATTAAATTTTATTCTCATACAGGAAGTACTGTAATGAATGAAGGTTTATTTTGGACAGAATCAACAATGAACCCAGGAAAAACATCATAGGTATAAAATGACAGTTAGAACAGATAAAATACAAGCATTAACAGGATCAGCTCCTTTAACTTTACCAACATCCTTACCTACAAGTAGTAAATCTCT